TAACCAACTAGCCAACTATGATCTAACCTTTTCTGGCAGTGCAAACAATGAACGTACTATCACGCAAACGGCAAAGGCAATCAAAGCTGGCAAGCGTGTAGTTATAGCATTAAACACGGCTGAAACTAAAGGTGAGTGGAAACGCCCACAATCGATAGGCGATATTCCTCTGATTGATATGGATGAAACAGACGTTCGCTTTAAAGATGCGGGCAACGCTATAGGGACGCTAAAGCGCAAAGGAAGCAACAAAGCAGAGCGCAACACTGATAACACTGGTAATAGCTTCTTTTTCAATCAGTCAACACTTAATCAATTACAATTAGCTTTATAATTGCCAACTATTACCACAATTAACACTGTATTTATTTTTTTAACTGTACCATAATTACCTTAACACTCACACAACATAAGGCGCACAATATGAAAAACTTAAAGCAACATTCATACGGTATTTATGAATTATTAACAAACACTGATGTATCTTATATGATCGAAAAGAATCAGGATGGCAAATATGATGTTACAATGCTAGAAAATGATGAAGCGGTTGATGATAAAGGCGAATTTTATGATGTTGTTGCAGCAGTTGAACATTTAAAACATCACTTTATATAATTGCCAACTATTACCACAATAAGCACTGGATTTATAACGGCAAGGATGCCAAACTTCATTACAACAACTTAACGCAACACAACAAAGAGACTAAAAATCATGTTAAACTTAATCAGCAAGGCATCACCAAAAACAGCACGTCGAGTAATAAAATTAGCAGCAAAGACAGCGGAGAAGCTAGGCGCAACAGTGCGACAGGATAGAGACGGCGCAGTTCGCTACTTTATCCAAACAAATAACGACCACTATATCATCTCAGCTCGCAGTAAAAAGAAGCGTAATGTCGAGACAGTGGACGGCTCGACCTATCGGGCGCATCATGCTGGTTATATGTCATTCTATAAAGAACTAGCAGCAGGTGATCGCAACATGTGGGACATTCCACAGCGTGAGGAGGGTTAACACTATCACGAAGCCAAGGACGGCTTTGTATATACTCAAAGAGCGGTCGAACATACACAAATAACAGGTGATAATATGTATACAGAAATTGAAGCAGCTTTAAGCAATGACGACAACGGCGGAGCACATACAGGCAACTGGCGCTCTCATTTATTAATAGATTGTGCTCAATGCCATAAACCAATGGCAAGCCATAATAAAGACAAAGCCTCATGTAATGACTGCATAACTAAACAGGTGATAAAATGAACGCACAAGAAACTGTAAACTATTTACTAAAATTGCCGAGAGAATCAGAGTACTTTAGCAATGACGAAACGACTCTTAAAGTAATACCAAAAACGGCTGAGTATCCTACACTCAAAGCCATGCAGGACTTCGTAGGTGGCCGCATAGAGCGAGTAAGTCTATCTAATGGTGATGATCTTATCATCTACGAGGAAGGCCTGTATGACGACACAGGTGCCAATCTAATAGCAACAAAGCTATACCATAACGACATTGGCATGGACATGGTGCGGGAGCATATGATGCCGCCACTATTCGGTAACATTATCTATTTAGAGGGGGGTTTAAAATGAACAAAGTAGATCAAGATATAACCACAATCATGCAAACGGTGTTGATCATAGAAGATACAGATCTATGGCACAGAGATGAGCAGATAGAGATACTATTAAAACTTTACCGTTTACGCACATACATGAGAACCAAAGAGGCAATCAAAGATGAATCTTAAAGAAAAAGTTATACTTATAATCTGGTGCGCTGTAGCAGTAATAGCAGGCAACCTAATCACCATACCACAGGCTTATTCCGAGGAAATAGAAGAAGAGTATTGTTCAGGCATGGATCTACGCAAGGCAGAGCGTGAGTATATTGAGAGACTAGAAAAGTTAGTAACAGACCTGTATACTTTTAAAATTCAGAGTAACATCAACATTGCAGAGGTGGCATATCGTGAGCGACACAGCACAGAACGGTAAAGGCAGCAAGCAACGACCGACAGACACACAATCATTCAATGATAACTACGACAGAATCTTCTGTCAGAAATCTAACAACAAGCACGACCAAGAGGATAACACAATGTTCGCACAGAATTCAGCACCACACATGGACTATGACGCAGCTCGATACAGTTGGGTGCCAGCAGCAGGTGGCTCAGAGAAACCATTCGAGTGGGCTGACAAGGAATATCTATACATGTACAATACTGTCACGGGCGAGCATTCGTATTACAATGCTACCGATGATGTCTTTGAACCTAATGTGGAGTTTAACTAATGGCTATATATATTTGTGATTTTTGTGACGGGATGAAAGACGATGATTATAATCCGCCAGTATCGCTGGCTGGTAAGTACGACTTACTTTGTGATGATTGTAATGTCAAGTATTTTAATGAAGAAGGAGAAGAAAATGAACAGAGAAAAGATTAAAGATTTTTTCATAGGAGTATTCCATCTTATTATCTCACCAGTCTACGTGCCCTTGGGTTTATGTTGGGAGCATCGTGACGAGATTGTCGACTACTATATACAATGCTTTAGAGCTGTAACATTTAGGAGAATATAATGTATCTAGTATCATATGGCAGTAACACAGGCTATCACGAGCAAGAGTTCCAAAGCTACGAAGAAGCTGCAAAGTTTGTAGAAGATTACGAGGATGAGTATAATGGCATGGGTATTGAGTGCCTTGATGATGGCAGTGACCTGTATTGGTCTAATGAGATGAGGGATTATGTGCAAAGAGGATAGAATAGTCGTACCTGATGCTGCCATACGAGAGTTCAATGAGAAGTATGGTAAGTATTTTGTCAATCCAGTGAAGCCATACAAACTACCTTTGCTAGTGGATGAGGATGCAATGTACTTACAAGCTATGGGTTTATCAACAGATAAAAGTGAATAACGCCACATATACACCAACTCGTGTCCCAAAAAGAGGGTTAGACATGGCCACAATGCAGCAACAATTGGAGTTAGAATATCTGATGTTACAGTCAGGTATCGATAGATATAATAAACAGCTTGATGATCTAGTAGGTAAGAGTTTAAGTTCTAAAACTTTACACGGGAGAACAATCATATCAGGAGTATGTGAACCTTTAGCTGACGGCATTAAGAAATTAGTAAAAGATAAAACAAGTAACAGAGATATTACGTACAAACTACTTCAGGGTATTAAACCTGAACAAGCAGCATACCTTACACTTATCTCAGTCATTGATAAGGTAGCCCAGAACGTACCACTATTAAACGTAGCCCGTTTAGTTGGGGTCAACATTGAGACACAGAAGCGTCTTGATCAATGGCTTACTATGGACAAAGAGACAGCAACTAACTTAATCAACATGGCTAACAAGAAATCAGACAAAGGTTTTGATCACAAGCGGCATGGTCTTAACCATAAGATGAAGGTTGATAACATCGACATACCTACATGGTCGGACACAGATAGAATACACGTAGGCTTACGCTTGATTGATATAGTTATACAGCACACAGGCATCGTAAGGATACGTAAGGAGTATCACAGACGCAGAGCAGTGGCTTATCTACAAGCAACAGAGGACACACTAGATTGGATAAAGGCTTTCAATGATACAAACCAAAGTAACCTACCTCGTTACAGCCCTTGTATTATCCAGCCTAAAGATTGGACAGAGTTCTTCGGTGGTGGTTACTACAGTGACCACATAAATAAAAAACCTTTCTTGCGAGTACATGGATTATGAAGAAGCACGTTGAGGAATACATAGAAAAGTTTAACCAACGAGATGTTAGCGTTGAATACAAATGTGTGAACGCCTTACAACGTACACCTTGGAGAGTTAATAGTTTTGTTTGTGATGTCTTACGTACAGCATGGAATAGCGGACAACAGTGGCAAGGTCTACCACCAAGAGACAATGCACCAGTACCACCTTATCCGTTTGCAGTTGATCCTAAGTTTCTAAGAGAAGACCAGAAGGCAGAGTTCAAAGAGTTTAAGAGTAAGCGGAACAAAATATACACGGAGAATGCACGTAACCTATCAAGACGTATACAGGTTGAGCGTACAATCCAACTAGCAGAAGAGTATTTAGCCCATGATGATTTTTGGTTTGTATGGCAGTTAGACTTTAGAGGCCGTAAGTACCCAGTTGAATCTTTTTTATCACCACAAAATGCTGACTACAGCAAAGCATTATTAGAATTCAGCCAGTCAGTTACTATGGACAGTGCAGCTAGTGCTAAATGGTTAGCAATTCACGGCGCTAACGTCTTCGGTGTTGATAAAGTAAGCCTAGAAGACCGAGAAATGTGGGCTTACATGAATACTGAGAACGCTATCAGTGTATATAATGATCCATTAGGCAGTAAATGGTGGCAAGAAGCTGACAAACCATGGCAAGCATTAGCATGGTGTAAAGAATGGGCAGAGTACAACATCGCCAGAGCTGCTGGAGAGCCGTATGAGACACGCTTACCATGTGCTAGTGATGGTTCATGTAATGGCTTACAACATCTCTCAGCGATGCTCAGGGACTATGAGGGCGGTAGAGCTGTCAACCTTACACCTAGCAAAGAACCACAGGATATATATTCTGATGTTGCAACTAAAGCTACAGCCTTGTTAGAAAAAGAGGGGACGTTGATGGCTAGGCAGCTACTTGAAATAGGTATATGCCGTAAGATATGTAAGCGACCAGTAATGATTGTCCCTTATAGTGGCACACGTCACTCATGTAGGGACTATATCATGGAGGCTTTAGAAGAAAAATGTAAAGGACGTAACCCTTGGGGTGACAACTTCTTTCAACCGTCTCTTTATTTATCAGGTTTTGTTTGGCAAGCAATCAGTGAAGTAATTGTCTCAGCTTTTGATGCAATGAAATACATTAAAGATATTGCAAAGCTATACGTAGAGAATGGTTTATCCTTTAGTTGGGAAACACCTACAAACTTATTAGTAAGGCAGCACTACCCTAACAGTACGTCTAAGCGTGTGAAGTCACACCTTAACGGATCGTTGGTGTCACTGCGATACAGAGAGACTGATGATACTTCTATCGACAAGCGTAAGATGTTATCAGGAGCAAGCCCAAACTTTGTACACTCTCTTGATGCAGCAGCGTTGACTATAACTGTAAGCAAATGTTTAGACGCAGGTATAACTGACTTTGCTATGGTGCATGACAGCTATGGGACACACAGTCCAAACATGCCACTACTAAACGATGAGCTACGTAAAGCCTTTGTTGAGATGTACGAGGAGCATGACGTGCTTCTTAATCTCTACACAAGCGCAGTAGCTACATTACCGAAAGAGGTATTAGTACCACCTCCACCAGTCAAAGGTACTCTTGATTTAAAGGAGGTGCTACAAAGTGATTACTTTTTCGCCTAAGTTCTAAAAGTACCGTTAAGCCCAACACCCCCGTTCAACATTAACTATATAGGAAAGAGATAACATGGCTAAAAATATATTAGTATTAGAAGGCAGCGCATTATGGGCTAAAGTATTTGAACCTGATACAAAGTTCAACCCATTGGGTGACTACAGTATCAATCTACAAATGCCAGTGGCTGATGCTGCCGCAATGAGTGAGCAACTAGAATCAATAGTTCAAGCAAAGTTTAATGAGGCGATTAAAGAAGATCCCCGCCTCAAGAATACGCTGACCACTCAAGACGTATACACTACAGTCTTTGATCGTGAGACAGGTGATGACACAGGCTTAGTCGAGTTTAAGTTCAAACTCAAAGCTAAGGTACAGAAACGTGACGGCACTTACTACGAACAACAACCTGCTGTACTGGATTCAAAGAAAGTACCAATCAGTAAAGACGTACTGGTAGGCAATGGCTCTCGTGTTAAGGTAGCCTTTGAACCAATCCCGTATGTTATGGCGAGCACTAAGAAAGCTGGTGTCTCACTACGATTGAAAGCAGTGCAAGTAATTGACCTAGTAGAGTACGGTAACTCCGCTGCTAGTGTCTTTGATGAGGAAGATGGTTTCGTAGCACCTCCTGCTACTGAAGCCGCTAATGCTCCTTTAACAGAGGAGCTTGCTGATGCCGCTGACTTCTAGATCGACCCTAGAAGAACGTGTGCAGCTTAACCTCAATGCCCGTGGGATAGCTTATGAGTATGAACCTTGTAAGCTACCCTACGTGGTAGAACGTAACTACATCCCTGATCTAAAGATTGGGGACATTTACATCGAGGTCAAAGGTTACTTCCGACAAGATGCTCAACGTAAGATGAGAAGCATGAAGGAACAACACCCTGAGCTGGACATACGTTTTCTATTCCAACGTAACAACAGCACAGTACAAGGTGCTAAGAAAAGAAAAGATGGCACTAAGATGACGTGTGCTGAGTGGGCAGAACGCCATAACTTTATATATGCAGAGGAGATTATCCCAGATGAATGGTTCAACAGGTTATAGAATTGAAGTTGCAATTATTGATAACAATAGTGATGCGGATGGCGCAACAGCTACTATCACGAGACGAGGCGATAATCTATCTCATGACGATTTAGAAGAGGCGTTCACCGCTGCTATTAGAGCAGTAGGCTTTCAATCAAAAGTAGATATTGATTGATGCCTGATCAGGAGAGTGAGTTCTTAATGCACACTCCATGCGAGAAGTGTGGCTCGTCAGATGCAAACAGTTTGTACACTGATGGTCACACCTTTTGCTTTGCGTGTAATACATATGGGCAATCCCAAGAGGAGGCTAAGGTGATCGAGATTAAACCAGTAGATTTTTTAACTGGAACACATGAAGTATTAGTTAAGCGCTGTCTCACAGATAAGACAGTTAAGTTTTGGGATTATCAAACAGGAACCTTTAATGGTCAGACAACGCAGATTGCAAATCACAAAACCAAAGACGGCAAAACCGTTGCTCAGAAAATTAGAACAGCAGGAAAGAATTTCTCAGTACGTGGGGCAATTAAAGAAGCTGGACTCTACGGACAATGGTTATGGAGAGACGGTGGCAAGAATGTCACCATCGTTGAAGGGGAACTAGATGCCCTCTCAATGTCACAAGCGTTCGATCACAAGTGGCCTGTAGTAAGTTTAAAGACTGGTGCAGCAGGTGCTAAGAAAGATATTAAGCAAGCTATAGAATGGTTAGAGAAGTTTGAAAGTGTCGTATTTATGTTCGACAATGATGAGGTAGGACAGGAAGCAGCTCTTGAATGTGCAGCCCTACTATCACCTCGCAAAGCTAAGATTGCAAAGCTACCACTTAAAGATGCAAGCGATATGATTATGGCTGGCCGACACGCAGAGTTAATAGATTGCTTCTGGTCAGCTAAAGGTTTCCAACCAGATGGTATCATTAATGGTGCTGATCTATGGGAAGAAGTGTCGACGGAGAAAGAGGTACACAGTGTCCCTTACCCGTATGCAGAGCTTAATGAAAAGATAGGCGGCTGTAGGTTAGGTGAGATTGTAACAGTAACAGCAGGATCAGGTTTAGGTAAGAGTCAGCTCACACGAGAGTTTGCATATCATCTACTGAAGGAGGGCGCTACCATAGGCTACGTTGCGTTAGAGGAATCTAGTAAACGCACAGCTCAGGGATTGATGTCCTTGCACCTGAACCAATTAGTACATTTAAAAGAAGTACCCAAGGCTGATCTTAAAGAAGCCTTTGACGCTACTATGGGCACAGGCAGAGTC